CTTTGGAACTAAGTTTGCTCTTGGCATTGTTTTAAAATCAACATCGACTTCTGCAACGCCTTCTGTCGACAAGGTAGTGTTCGATTATGATGCAAATGTCTTGAATCAAGGCGCAATTCTGGGGACTGATTATAACTTTGACGCTCCTGCGGGTGACAAGGTTAGGATTACAGCGGTCGGCGCGGGTAACTACAAAGTGAGGGTGGTGTAATGAAAAGAACGCAAGCAGAACTAGAGTCAATTGTTTATTCTCAAGCTATCCGCACTCAACGCAACAAGCTGCTGAAAGAGTCTGATTGGACGCAGGTAGCAGACGCACCAGTGGATAAAGCGGCGTGGGCAACTTATCGCCAAGCTCTGAGGGACATCACTGAGCAGGACGGCTTTCCAAACAACATTAACTGGCCAACAAAACCGGAGTAAGAAATGAAGACTATCGTAGACGCACACAACTGTTCAAAGTACCTAGATTGGGTTGATCCACGTCTTGAACCGTAGGTAGTTATGCAATAGATAAGTTGCTTACGAAACATAAGAGTTGCGTTGTAGTCATGGCTACAGGTAACCACGTAGATAATGGTCTGTATAAGGGTCATTAGTACCTATAATGGCCTTTATAGACACCGTTGGTAGTTATTAACAAGCACTGACGATATGTCGATAAAACGCAGAAAAGTGTACACATCAGCTTAATATGCCGCAGGAAAATGTATGAGCCTAGTAGATTACGCCAAAACTGACCGTCAGCGCGAAGCGATTAAAGTCTGGGAAGACTGCGGACGCAACTCGTCAAAGGCAGCGGGTATATTAAATATCCATCCGACTACAATGCGCGACTATATGTCTATGACTAAGAACGCTGCGGCTGCGGCGGGGTACTCAGATAACTGGGACGCACGAAGACACGTTCCAGAGGGTGAGATAGTTATAGGTCGGTCTATCTACACCTCAGATGATGAGGGTAATAAGGCGTGGTTAAAGACTAAACGAACCATGACCGAGGCAGAGCGAGATAAGGCTCTGCAAGGTTTTGTTGGCGGTCTGACAAAGGGTCTACCAAAGTACAAGCCTAAAGCTAAGCCTAAGACAAAGAAGCTTGCTGACGACTTATTGCCTACGATTGTAATAGGTGACGCACACTTCGGTATGAGGGCTGACGCGAGGGAAACTAAGTCTAGGGATTACGACACCAAGATAGCCTCTAGCGATATGCTAGATGCGATTTCGTACTTAGTAGAATCTTCTCCTGCGTCAAGTCAGGCATTGCTTGTAAATGTCGGCGATTTTATACACGCTAATGGATCAGGCGGTACAACCTTCGCGGGGACTAAGCTAGACGTAGACACTCGAATAGAGGTAGTACTAGAGATAGCCGCTCAGACGTTTATGTTTGCTATTGATAAGATGTTAGCCAAGCATCAGAACGTAACTGTCATTATGGCTCGTGGTAACCACGATTCAGACACAGCCATTGCCCTCGCGTTGATCTTAAAGTTCTATTACTCAAAAGAGAAAAGGGTAAAGATACTAGACCCTCACGGCTTCTTCCATACTTTACAGTTTGGCAAGAACCTTATAGCAGTACACCACGGAGATAAGGTTAAAGCAGCAAAGCTAGGGGCTATCCTGCCTAAGATGCTACCTACTCAGTGGTCATCTACTAATTACCGCAAGTGGATAGTAGGTCATGTCCACCATCAGAACGTCTTAGAGACTGATAACGGTGTGTTTGTAGAAACCTTTGGAACATTAGCACCACCTGACTCTTGGCATGCAGGAGCAGGTTACGGAGCGTCAAGTGTTATGACTCAGATAGTATTTCACCGCGAAGGTGGTGAAGCTATACGCCATGTATACCAATTGCGGGACTCTGTTCAGACTCCTGATTTAACGCTGTAGGAGAGTAAGATGGAAGACCGATTGAGCAGAGTAGAGAAGAAGATTGACACACTCCAAGAAGCTATCGTGTCACTGGCGCGTGTTGAAGAGAGGCTTGTTACTGTGTTCAATAGACAATCGCATATTGAGACTAAGGTAGACGCGATGGATGAGAAGGTAGACCGTTTATCAGAAAGCGTGATTAAAGGCAGGTCAGCAGAAAGAATAGTATGGTTAGCTGTGGCAGCGGCTATTGGGGCTATGTTCCGATATATGGGGTGATTATGGATTTATTAAGGTTTCCCGAAGCAGTAGATATGACCGAAGAAGCTATGGAAGCTCTAAGTCATTGGGTTGAGGTGTACACCGAGAAAGGCTTAAGCCACGTTGCTGTTATTGGTTTGTTAGAAATATACAAGACATCTCTCGCTTATAACTTATTGGAAGACGAAGATGATTACGAAGATTAGAGCGTCTTTAACGCTATTAAAGAAAGGTCAGGCAGTTACAGACCCTGCTAAGTGGAAAAGCCGTCAGATGACCGCTACGGCCCTCACAGGGGCTATCTGGGCAGCTATTCAGGCTGCGGAGGCGTTTGGGTATGCAATACCAGTGGACGAGACTACTGTGGACTCTGTGGCTGTTGGGGTGCTTGCTCTTGTCAACTGGGTGCTTACACTATCAACATCTGAAAAGGTCGGGATGTAGTCTAGGGGTGAAGCCTGTTATAGTAAACCCGCATTGGGTGGAGGTTGTGCCTAATGTCTGGGGTGTTGAAGCAATCTTACTTACTTTGGAGTGTGATATATGAATATCTTTACCTACCTAAGCTGGGTACGCAAACTTTGGACAACCGTAGTAGAAATAGTCAAGCTGATCGAAGAGACTATTCCTGATGACGGCGCAGGCAAGGAAAAACTTGTTGCGTTTGATCTTATGCTTAAAGCGGCTATTGATAAGTCTGAAGATATTGATGAGTCGTTTGATAAGCTCCAGCCTGTGGCTCATGATATTGTTGCTGCTGTTGTTACTCTCTTTAATGCCACAGGATTATTCAAACGATCATGAATAAGCTACAGCGCCTCCTTGTAAAGCACGAGGGAATTCGCCTTAAGCCTTATGAAGATACGACCGGACATCTAACGATAGGAGTTGGGAGAAATCTCGATAGTCTTGGTTTATCAGAAGATGAGGTGCTGTACCTTTTAGACAATGACATCCAGAGGTGTGATACGGAGTTACTACACTATTTTAAATGGTATTCCGATCTGTGTAGAGCCAGACAAGATGCCATGATTAACCTATGCTTTAACCTTGGCATGACCCGACTAAGGACGTTTAAGAAGGCTCTAGCGGCTATGGCAAAAGAAGACTACAACCTAGCAGCCGATGAGTTTTTAGATTCTAAGTGGGCAGATCAAGTCGGATACCGAGCATTAGAAGTATCAGACATGATCCGCACTGGAAGATACTAGAGCTTGATATTATCTAGCTTCTCTATTTCTGACTCAATGATAAAGTCGCAGAACTGTTTAATTTTGCGCAAATCGTCAATGCCGCCCTTATCCCTCCACCTTGTAGCGTATTTCACAATACAGCCCTCAGCAAAGGGTAGCTGATTAGCTATGATGTACTCAATGGGCTGAATCTTCATTTTTTGGTAGTGACTGCCTGCTACTTGATAGTCTGTAGATTTCAATGTAATTCCTCTTCTTGAGTGTCGTATTCCAAATCAAACATTTCTTCAAGATTGTGGTCTTTTAAGAACTGGTTATGATCTATGATTAAACCAATCATGGTAGCTATACACCTCTTTGGGTCTTCTTCTAAGTCATTAAAGGTAGAGTCTAAAAACTCAGACATTTCTTCACCAGACATGGTAATTATGTATTTCATTATTTCACTCTATTCTCATGATGTTTAATTTGCTCGTTTAGTTCCTCAAGCATCTCTTCGTAGTCGGCTTTGTACATCTTTATAGGATTAGACTTAGCGGCTATCATTTGGTCTACAAAATCCCTGCCGTACATATCCTCCATCCAAAGAGTGTACTGCTGAGCTGCTGACCCGTACCTCATGCCCCACATATTACAAGAAGCACACTGAGGGTGGACATTCTCAACTCTTAACGCCCAGTAACTAGACGAGCCTTTAGCTAAGAAATGCCCTCCTTGAAGGGCTGAGTAATGTTTTACACAACCACAAGACACACAAGCGCAGTTACCGTCATCGTCTGCTGCGGCTAACCTAGACAGGCGTTGTAGAGCTTTTAAGCACTCCTGCCGCAAGACCTTGCTGGATTTGACCTTTGGCTTTCTCATAAGCGATAGGGCTTCCCTGTGTACAATGAGTTAATGACACGGATAGCTCGTAGTCTTGTTTTAGAGTCCATTTTCTTTAAGCGCATTTCAAGCAGCTTAATGCTGAATTGCTTGCTTGATACTGGATAGATCATGGATAACGCTTTCAACTCATTACTTATCTGATAGACATTTCTTGCCTCAGGGTCGCTTGTTTGCTTCTCCATTGCTCAAACCTCATGTTGATTACTTGGATTTTATGCCTAAGCAGGACGGCTCTTTCAATAGCTACACGAAGACCATCAAGCAGTTCTAAATACTCAACGTGAGAGTAAGCGTATCTTTCCTGCTTGGCAATCGGCATCGATGGATTTGTCCGCTCGGCCTCTGACATAAGTATAGCCTTTTTAGACTTGCGGAACTCCATAAGATACAAGCGAGTAGCCTCAGCCTCTGCGTATTCTTGCGTGACTTTCTCAAGTTCGGCTAGAGTGCTTCCTGATTTCGAATTGGTTTCTGACATACAGTTCTACCCTTTGTCTACAGTGGGAAGGCACAAGTGCTAGAGCTGCTCTTCTCTCCTCCAAGGTCGTCAACTTCAATATCTCTGAAGCGTAATGGCGGGGGCGCTTGGCATATCTCGAATACTCGTTCATTGGTTCGCTCTTCTTGCGGGATAACGCCAAAGCCGCCGGGTGCGTCATAGATAACGTAATTCATGTTATCTGTAACAGCGCACCAAGACGCTTCCTCGATAGCGTCCATAATCTCTGTGAATATCATGTCATCCCCAGGGCTATGAACTCTAGCTCGTCGTATTTAAGCTCTTTACAGACCTTTGTAATCAGTTGGGCATTACCATTCTTAAGGTTGCGCCATCGATTAACTTGCTGCGGAAACACGCCGAAGCGTTCAGCCAGTTCAACTGACCTCACACCACGGATTGCTTGGGCTTCTCTAAGTGATTTACCGAAATTCATGCAGTTACCTATATTGCGTTAGCTCCATGCCCATTTTTTGTATGCCAAGCAAAATGACATGGAGGGCAAAGCCATCTTATATTTAGTGGTTTATCATAATCATCGTGATGAGCATGAGTGTTGTCTGTTCTTCCGCATTCTGTACACTTTTCTCTAAATAACTTTTTTGATTTGATTGCCCTCTTAACCGCGGAGTGCGCCTTGCACTTTTTGGGGTATTTGTTTCTATAGGCTTTTGTCTCTTCACTTGTTCGTCTTGAACCTCTTGCTCTGTCGTATTCTCTGATTTTTTCTAAGTTATTATTTCTATGACTTAATACATCTACTTTTGTACAATCTTTGCATTTATTTAAATGCCCGTCTTTCATCTCACTGTGTTTGTAAAATTCAGACAAGCATTTAACTTGTTTGCACTTAAAACATGATTTTTGCGCCATTACTTTTGCTCCGTATTTATTACACCCTCAGAGCATAGCGCAAAACTAAAAAGGGTTCAACTAAAAGGGATATCATCACTCCAGTCCTCAGCAGGAGCTTGCGGAGCTGCTTGCTGCGCTGGCGCTTCATCCTTGGGCTTGAAAGACAGACTAACGAT